CAGCAAAGGTATCATTCTTGCCAGCTTTGGACTGCTACGCTGGAAGATATGGAAGCAAACTTTACCATTATTCACGGAGACCTAGCATGAGTGAGATACTTGTAAACAAACTCACTGGCACAAGCACCGCTGGGTCTATCCTTGTAACAGGTGAAGGTAATAGCACGACCACTAACTTGCAGCAGGGTTTGGCAAAGGCTTGGTTTAATTACAACGGTTCTACGATTGCATATCGAGACAGCTTCAATTGCGCCAGTTTGACCGACAACGCCACAGGAGACCATACTGTTAATTTCACATCATCGATGACCTCTGATGATTATTCTTCAGCGGGTATAGTGGGTAATGGAAACGATGCTGACAGTTCCAACTCACAGATGAGAAGAGGGACTTCTGAAACAGGTTCAATAAGACTGACGATTGGTTATGCTAGTGGCGGCACAACAGGTCTGTTTGATTACGGTGAAATTACTGGGAACATAAACGGAGACCTTGCATAATGGCACTAGGAAAAATCAAAGCAGATACCCTAGAACACAGCACCGCTGGGTCACTTGATACGCAGTACGTTGTGAATGGTAGTGCGAAGGCCCATGCTAGTTACGCTGGTTCTGGAACTAGCTTTTCTTCTAGTTTTAATTGTTCTTCGGCTGTAGATAATGGTGCTGGTAAATATAGTGTTAATTTAAGTAGCGCATTAAGCGCAACAGCCCAAGTAACACCTATTGGAAGTTGTAATGTAAATGGTGATTCTAGCACTACTGCCACAACAACAATTGTTGTTTCAACATCAGCTTACAAAACAAATACAAGTAATGATCAAGGTTCGTTTACCGATGCGGCTGGGGTATTTTCTGTATTGATGGGAGACCTAGCATGACAGTGACACCAGAATTTCAAGGCACACACCTATTTGACCGCCTATGCTGGGCAAAGGAAAACCTTGAGCCGCATCAGTCAGACTACCGTGTAGTTTATGAAGACAAGATAGATGAGTGCGCTAAGATATTGGTTCCTGATCCGAATTGGATGGCCTGTGCGTTACAGGGCGGCATCCTACCACCCGTGCAGGTATATTGGGAACTAGCTAAAGATGAGGCACAGCCTGACTTTGTAAAGCATACTAGGGGTCACTTGCTTCATAACACTGAGCCTGTTGAGGCTATGACCGAAGAACAGGCCATTGAGTATTTGATTATGAAGGATTGCCCACAACATGTGTGGCGTGACTATGATAGCGGAAATAAGCCAAAGATGGTAATATGCCGTAAAGAACAGCTTCCAGCGACTCGTGAGTGGCGCAATGCTTGGAAGATAAGTGAAGAGTTAGCCACTGATGAAACCGTAGCCGCATAGGAGAAACCTCATGGCAACAACATATATCGTAGACAAGGACGGTAACCAGATTGATGCTTCAACTGCTACCGTTCCATCAGACCGCCACTTCCGTGGTGCATGGTCATTGGATGGCACAGTTATATCAGAAGATGTGACAGCCGCTAAAGTAATCTTTAAGGATAAAATCCGTGAAGTTCGCGCACCGCTGCTTGCCGCAGAAGATGTCGTATACATGAAAGCACTTGAAGCTGATGACAGTTCTGCAAAAGCAGCCTCAGTAACTAAGAAAGCTGCACTGCGTGATGCACCAGCCGCTTCTGCAATTGGTAGTGCAGACACAATTGCTAAACTCAAGGCAGCTTGGGATACAAGCGTACTTGGCGATAGCCCTTACGCATAAGGATAAGTAGATGGCGTTAACTAAAATTGGTGATGCGGGTATGCCAGCAGGGGCTGTGTTGCAAGTTTTGCAAGCAGTAAAAACTGACACATTTTCTACCACCTCTGGTACATTTGCCCAAGTTTCAGATTTAACAGTTACGATTACACCTTCTAGTGCATCGAACAAAATTCTTATCACTGCAAGTATTGCTTTGAGTGCAAACTACTTTGCTTGGCATTGTGGGTTGTTCCAAGATGGAACTGAAATTGGGAAAGCAGATGCCGCATCTAACCGTCCTCTCTCTTTGTTTAATGGAGCGGATGATGAAACAGTCCAAGATAGTCACGGTAAGGTTAATTATATTACGCGAGAGTTGCTAGTATCACCTAGCACAACCAGTGCTATAACTTTTGATATTCGTGCCGCTAGAAGGTTTGACAATTCACAAACACCTACAACTTTCATCAATAGGTCAGTTCCAGATAGAGATACAAATACATATGACAATAGGTGTATTTCTACACTTACCGTTAGGGAGATTGCAGGATGAGACATGAAGCAATTTATGCACTCTATGCAAACGCTGTCTCCATTAATGGAGATGGTGACAACGCTGTAGCGACAGACGCAGATGGCAAGGTTGTATCTTGGGATGCTTCTGCTGTAGCAACAAAAGAAGCTGAACTTATCACTGCATATAAGCTGAGTGAACTACGCACAGAACGTAATCGTTTAATTGCAGAAACAGACCATTGGGTTTTGTCAGACACGACTGATGCCACATCTGCCCAGACAACATACCGTCAAGCATTGCGTGACATAACTAAATCTGCCACATCACTAGACGATGTGACTTGGCCTACGAAACCATAAGGAAGAACGATGCCATACATAGGTAAATCACCATCGGTAGGAGTTCGCAACCGCTTTGTATATCAAGCGACAGCAGGACAGACTAGCTTCAGTGGCAGTGATGCAGACTCTAAGGTACTTACCTATCAAGATGGCTTGTACCTAGATGTGTATCAAAATGGTGTCTTACTTAAACCCGGAACAGATTATACAGCCACGACAGGTACAACAGTTGTACTGGTCACAGGGACAAGCCTCAATGACGTAGTTGAGATGGTATCATATGATGTGTTTTCTGTAGCAAATAGCTACACAAAAACAGACTCAGATACACGCTATCCGTTCAAGGGTAACAACTCAATTATCCGGCTTAACGGTCAAACCATTACAGCAGACATCACAATTGACAGCGATGAGAATGGTGTATCTGCTGGTCCTATTACACAGGATAATGCCACCGTCACTGTTAACGGATATTGGAGTATCGTATGACCAGCGTATTGAATGTAGATACTATTGCGGCAAAGGACGGTACGTCACCTGTTGGGTTGACTAAGCAAGCGGCAGCAAAAGTTTTTATTCGTAGAGATTTTAATAATAATGCAACAGATAGCAGTTTCAACATTGCATCAGTTACAGACAATGCGCTAGGCGACCAGTCGATGAATATCACATCAGCTATGAGTGCCGCAACATATAGCATAGTTGGCATGGCATCTCGCAAAGGCAACAGCTTGAATTATCACGTTGTGATGATTGATGAATCTGCTGACCCGACAACAACTGTGTACATTTTGCGTTGCAGTGATGTGTCTGGCAACGACAAAGACCCAGAGTTTGTTTCAACTTCTGTGGATGGAGACCTTGCATAATGGCTAGTATTCTAAAAGTAGATACCCTAACAGGTGTAACCACGGCTGGCTCCATTAGCGTTACTGGCGAGGGCAACTCAACCACGACTAATCTTCAGCAGGGGTTGGCAAAGGCATGGGCAAATTTTCATCAAGATGGTACTCAATCTATAGATGGAAGTATAAACATAGCCTCTATAACAGATGGGGGAACAGGAGAATCTACTTTTACATTTTCCAATGCGTTATCTAATGGGAATGATAACATACCAACAACTACAGTTGGGGCTGGTCTTAGTAATACACACAGCGTTTTTAACTTAGCTAGAACTACAGTCGTTAAAATTGAAACGTATGCTGGTTCAACTTTGACAGATGCTTCTGAAATTAACGTATTAGTACACGGAGACCTCGCATAATGGCAAGCGAACTTAGAGTTAACACCCTGAAGGATGCTAGCGGTAATAACAGCATTGCTACTAGCATGGTTTCAAATGGAACAGCAAGAGCATGGATAAACTTTAATATGTCTGGTCAAAGCATTACAGACAGTTTTGCGTTTAGTTCTATCGCAGATGTTGATACAGGTAGATTTAATTGCA